AGAAAAAAGTAAAGTTTTTGTAAAAATAACAAAAACAAAAGTGTTGGCCGCCTACGGTCAAATAGTAGATGTTTTATTTGCTAACAAAAAATTTCCTATTACTGTAACATCAACACCAATACCAGAAGGTGTAGATGATACAGCACATTTAGGCATACCGGGTGAAGAACAATTACAATCGCCGTACGGATTTCCGGGTGATGGTAATGAGTTATTACCGGGTGCAACTGAAGCAACACCTATGTCTGGTGGTGCTAAGTTAGGTGGATTGAAAGATGAGTACATGGGTGCAAATCTTTTATCTGGCAAAGCAAGGATGCCAAATCAACCAGAGATACATCCTGCTAGTGAAACAGCACGTAGGATGGAAAAGTTAATCCATGACCAGTTGTTAGATACGAACGCTACAAATGTATTGCGTCATGCTATTTTTGAATCAGTACTACTTGGAACTGGTATAGTCAAAGGGCCATTTAATTATGCAAAAACAATTCACCGTTGGGATAATGTTAACGGTGAAAAAATGTATGCTCCTTATCTTAAAGAAGTTCCAAGATTAGAAGCAGTAAGTTGTTGGGATTTCTTTCCAGACCCAGATGCAACTTCAATAAATGATTCTAATTACGTAATACAAAGACATAAGTTTACTCGTAATCAATTACGGGATTTAACAAACCATGCATACTTTGATGGTGATGCAATTGCTGAGTGTTTAGATATGGGTGCTAATTACACCACTGAATACTACGAAGATATAATACAATCATATGATACACAAAGTGGTAGCTATGATGTAGACAGATATGAAGTGTATGAGTATTGGGGAACACTTGATAGTATGTTTGCAGATGAGATTGGTTTAGAATATAAAACTGATTCTGCTTTAGATGAAGTACAAATAAATGCTTGGGTATGTAATGGTAAAATTTTACGTGCAGTATTAAACCCATTTACTCCAGAGAGAATACCGTTTCAATCTATTCCATATGAAATAAATCCATATCAATTTTTTGGTGTTGGTGTTCCAGAAAATATGGAGGATGCACAATTGTTAATGAACGGTCACGTTCGTATGGCAATAGACAATCTAGCATTAGCAGGTAATTTAGTTTTTGACGTTGATGAAGCGTCATTAGTTCCGGGTCAAAGTATGGATATATTTCCCGGAAAAATATTTAGAAGACAATCCGGTGTCACAGGAACCGCTATCAATGGATTAAAATTTCCTAACACAGCACCAGAGAATCTTCAAATGTATATGCAAGCGAGACAGCTTGCTGACGAGGAAACTGGTATACCCTCAGTTCTACACGGACAAACTGGTGTATCGGGAACAGGGAGAACAGCATCTGGATTATCAATGTTGTTAAGTGGTGCAAGTTTATCAATAAAAACAGTAATGAAAAACATTGATGACTTTTTATTAAAACCACTTGGTGAAGCAATGTTTCAATGGAACATGCAATTTGATGAAGAGAACCCAGATATTATTGGTGATTTGGAAATTAAACCACATGGTGTTGCAAGTGTAATGCAAAAAGAAGTTAGGTCACAAAGACTAACTGCATTATTACAAACAGTAGCTAATCCTATGTTAGCACCATTTATTAAAATACCAAATCTAATTAGGGAGTTAGCAATTGCACAAGACATTGACCCAGATAGTCTAGTCAATGATATTAATGATGCACAAATATTTGCAGAAATGCTGAAAGGTTTAAATGTTCAACAACAAGCTAGCGAGCAAGCTCAAGGCCCTAGTCAACAACAAGATGGCATGGGAGGCACTGGAGGAATACCTGCAGGCGGAAACCCAGAAGACCCATCGGGCGTTGGTGGTGGCACAATCGGAACAGGAAATGTTCCGCAGTCAGGGGAAAGCAATTTTACTGGAAACCCTCCTCAACCTCAAGAGTAACGTACAAGATTTTGAAAAAAACAATAAAGGAAAATAATGACAACTGAACCGTTTAAATTAGATATTGCAGAGAGTTTTATAGATGTTAAACCTAAAGGCGATTCTTTTTTAGACTTACCAGAAACAGATGTTGATAAATTAATAGATAAAGATGAAACTAAAAAAGAACAATCAGATGTTTTAGGAAGTGCTACTTTTGGTTCGGAGGTAACATCTGCATCAGAAGGATTAACAGAAGAACAAAAAAACCTTTTAAGTGATGCTGAACAATTTTTAAGAGATGAAGCAACGAAAGTTAGTCCGTTTCCAGAAATATCAACAGTTAGAGAAAGTGCGATAGCTAAAGCAGGCACTAATAACGGAGCCGCTAAACTTCTTGATAACGTAAATAATGATAATAAAAATACATACTTAAACAACATATCTAATTTTTTTAACACAGTAGGAGAGGGAGTGTTAAATTTTTCTGATAGAGTAGAAAGCACTTTAGCAGGTTTTGAAAAACAAAAAGAGGAATTAAAAGCGTCTGGCATGGGCCCATTAGTAGCCGGAGTAACAGGAGGGCCGTACGGAGCTGTTATGGCTTTTGCTCCTTTGGTAGCAGATGGTTTTCAACAAAAAAAAGATATGAACAATTTTTTAAAAGACTTTGGTGAAAAAGGTTTTTCTGATGAATTATTAAATTCAACTTACGCATATGGTAGTCTTAAAAATCAAAAAACTGGAAGAGAATATCTAAACCATGTATTAATAAATGATTTCAATCCCGGACACGCATTAAAGTATAATGCATACGGAGGTAAAGAGTTTAATGGTAATCATCATGATGCTTTAAAAAAATTTATTGTTGATGGTGTTAATGAAGATATTTTTAACGAAGGTGCTATACTTAGATTAGCATCACAACGATATAGTTTTAAAGCAGGTAGTGACGCATACTGGAAAGCAACAGTTGCACAAAAAGCGTTAAAAGATTTAGGGTATACTGTAAACGGAAGAACTGCAATAGACAGTGAAGGTAACACGTACTTAGATGGTAAACTTTGGAAAAAAGCGGTAGACACTAATGTTCCAAATGTTGTTTCAGCAGGAACTTCTTCAAACACTGGACAGGCACAAGAACCTACACAAACTCAAACACAAGTAACTGGTGGTGGAGGTGCAGACCAAGACACTAGTCCATCTGTATCTGATGTTATGACTACAGACTTTGTTACAAAAGATACAAGTTATTATGAAAACTTTAATAAACCGGGTGGTGGATATAGCATGGGATATGGTCTAGCATTTGGAGGAGAGCCAGAACCAAAAGCAAATATAGGTAATTTAGAATTTATAAATGAAAAAGGCAAAGACATGTCTGGTGTTGCTGATGACGTTGAAAGGCCGCTAGAGGAAGGTGACTTTGTTATTAATGCACCTGCTGTAGAATTTGCAGGAAAAAAAGATATTGAAGACATGCTTGAAGAAGCAATTGCGATTGCAATGGCTAGAGGTTTTGATATTTCAGATGAAAGAAAAGGAAAATTATTAACAGGTTTATCTAATCGTGAACTTGTAATTCCAAAAGTATTAGCAGAGATAATTGGTTACGATAGATTAAATAAAATTAATAACCGTGGAAAAGAAAGGGTGCAGGAAATTGTACAAGCAAGAAAAGAAGAAACTCCAGATAGGCCTATTGATGATAACCCTCGTTTACGTGCTCAATCTGGGGGAGCAATAGGGAGTGTTTTAGATTCAGACGTTGCTACAGGTAAGTTAGCGGCGGCAGGTGCTCCCGGTGAAATCTTATCAACACCTAGAGGTGCTTTTGTAAATATTGCAAAACCAATGCCAACTGCACAAGTATTACAACAAACACCAATAGGAGAAGAAATACTTAGACCACAAAGCATGATGAATGTGGGTGGTGGTGTAGAGGATGGTAATGTAAAGGTAGAGATAAAAAAAAAGCCTAAAATTACCCAGTTTGAATTAGTAAGAAACAATTTAAGTAGCTCACCCTACAAATTAAGAAATGAAGCCATAGCGGCCATACTTGGAAACATAGCAGTAGAAACAGGTGAAACTTTTAATTACAAAATATCACAAACTGATGGGCCGGGAAGAGGTTTATTTCAATTTGAAGGAGGACATTCCAGAGCTTACGAAGATTATAAAAAAGCAAATAATTTATCGCCATCAATAGATGCTCAAGTATCATATGTTCTTGACAACATATATAAGGGAGTAGGTTATGATATTGGAATTAAAAATAGAAAAGATTTACAGAATATATTTGCAACAGGAACAACAACTGAAATAGCAGATGCGTTTGCTAAATTATTTGAAAGACCAAATCCAGACAAAGCAAAGTATGATAAAAGAATTCAAAGAGCAAATGAAATATATGATATGCTCTATAGACCTAATCCACAAAAATCGTTTCCATTAACGATGAGCACAGAGGATGCATTTAAAGATGCATATGGAAACATAGATGAATCAGATATAGTAATAGGAACTAAACCTTTAAAATAGAGTTTCTAACTACTCGCCGGTAGTTAGCTGTTAGGCAACTCACAATAATGTGACCCCTAAATTAACGACAACGTGGCTACTCGTATTTACGACCCCACAAGGAGGAAAAATGGCAAAGACAGAAGATAATACTGAAGTCGCTAAAAACGAAAATCAAATACCGGAACCCACTCCTTACAAAGGACAGTATCGGAAAGATGTTTACACCGAAGAACCAGAACAAAAAGCAGAAGAGCAAGACCCTTCGCAAGAAGCTACTCACGAGCAATCTGGATTTATGTCTGGCAGTGCAAAACAACCACAGCACGATTTTAAAAAACGTTATGATGATTTAAAATCTCATTATGATAGAACTCTTGCTGAGAATAAACAGAAAGTTGAAGAGTTAGAGGCTAAATTGCAAGTCGCTCAACAACCACAGTTTAAACCTACTAAAACAGATGATGAACTTAAAAACTTTAAAGATAAGTACCCAGATGTTTATGGTGTGGTTGAGACAGTTGCACATAAGCAAGCTGAAACAAAATTACAATCACTTCAAGCAGAAATTAAACAACTGCGTGAACGTGAAAATAATTTAGTTGTTGAGTCTGCTTATAAAGAACTGTCAAATGCACATCCCGATTTTGCTGAGTTAAAAGATACACCAGAATTTTTAGATTGGTTGAATAAACAACCTAATTCTATTGCTGATGGTGTAACAAAAAATAACACAGATTCAAAATGGGCAATCAGAGTTGTAGACCTTTTTAAGTCTGATGCAGGTATATCAAAGTCAAAAACCAAGTCTAAGTCTGCCGCCGAGGCTGTCACAAGAACATCTTCAAAAAGTGTTAATGTTGACAACAAAGACGGTAAGAAGGTTTGGAAGTCTTCTGAAATTCTCAAATTAAAACCTTGGGAATATGCAAAAGTCGAACAAGAAATAGACACCGCACTGCGTGAAGGTCGTGTAGTGCGAGACACAAAATAACCCTTAACTTTGGGAGGCTAAAATGGCATTTTCAAATGCGGCTGGTTACTCAAATTTATCGCAAGGTAATTTCGTACCAGAAATATATAGTCAAAAAGTTTTAAAATTTTTCCGTAGGTCATCAGTTGTAGAAGATATAACTAACACAGACTACTACGGCGAAATTGAAAACTTTGGCGACACAGTAAGAGTCATTAACGAGCCAACGATTACAGTATCTTCTTACAATAGAGGCTCTGTTATTAATACCCAAAACTTAGATGACAATCAGTTTACACTAACTGTAGATACAGCAAATGCTTTTGCATTTAAAATTGATGACATTGAAGAAAGACATTCACACTTAAACTTTGAAGCGTTAGCTACCTCTTCTGGTGCTTACTCTTTAAAAAGAAAGTATGACAGAGATGTCTTAGAAGCAATTCAAGGTGCATCAGGTATCAACACAGGTACTGCTGTAACTCCGTCTGGTTCAACTGCAGGTGACACTGTAGTGAACGCAATTTCAGAAGCGGCTAGAATTCTAGACGACAATGAAGTTCCAGAAGAAGGCAGATGGATGGTTGCACCACCTAAGTTGTACGAAGTATTAAAGACAGCAGGTTCTAAGTTCTTAGAAGTACAGGTAACTGGCATGAACGAATCACCATTATTAAATGGTAAAGTTTTACCGGGCCCGGTACATGGCTTTAATTTATACAAATCAACTGCACTAAATCTAAGTGGCACAGATATTATTACAGCAACTGGAACATCAAACCAGTTTAAAGTATTATTTGGTCATATCTCTTCAGTAGCTACTGCTTCGCATATTGCGAAAACAGAAGTTGTAAGAGATACAGATTCTTTTGCAGACATCATTAGAGGATTACACGTTTATGGACAAAAAGTATTGCGTACAGAAGCGGTAGTAAGAACTTTAATGACAATGGCGTAAGGAGGATAACACCATGGCAACATATAATGTAACTGGGCCGGGTGGAACAACTGGTCATCCATCAGTAGTTCGTAGACCTTACCTAGTAGAAAATACGATTGACATCTCTGCTATCAATGGTGATAGTGGAGCGGCACAAAACGATGTATTACAGGTACTAGATATTCCTGCAGAAACTTTAATTATGGAAGCAGGTATCGAAGTATTAACAGCGTTATCAAGTAGTGTTACTTTAGATTTAGGTATCACTGGCGGAGACGTTGACAGATATGTCGATGGAGATACTAACGCTACAGGTTTCTCTGCACCAACAGCTACAGCTAGAACAGTAGTTGCAAGTGCGGATACTCTTGATGTATTAGTTCTTAGTGCGGACTCAACTGCGGGAAAAATCCGTGTGTTTGCAGTTCTATGTGACGTATCTGGCGTTGAGGAAAGTGATTTAAACACTGCAACTCAACACGATACAGCAGTATAATAATAATAGGGGGCCTTAGTGCCCCCTTTTAAAATATAAAATGATAAAAGTAGTAATGGCCATAATAATAACATCAATGCCGAATTGGCCATCGGTAAAGTATCAAGGATATTTATATCCAGACATGGAAACATGTTTAACATCTACAGAGATGTACGTAGAAGAATTTAAAGCATATGCAGATAGTCAAGGAGATTATGATGCTCATTTTAACTCCATATGCTTTGAAGTTGATGCTTATCCTATAGAAGGATTTAATCAAATACAATTAGGAATATAAATGGCAGTTCACGATTTAAGACAAAAAACAAAAGCTAGCACAGGACAAAGAATTATAAAAGATGAATCATCCTGTAATTGTTCTGAAATGATTAGCAAGCTACAAAAAGAAGTAGAAGAATTAAAAAAAATATTAAAAGGAACTAATAACGGACAAGTAACTTTTATAGACGAATGAGAAAAGAACATAAAAATCCTAAAGGTGGTTTAACAGCCGCAGGAAGAGCTTTCTTTAAAAGAAAAGAAGGTCTTAACTTGAAGGCCCCGGTCAAACGGGGAGATAATCCGAGAAGAGCGAGCTTTCTAGCCAGAATGGGAGCTAGCAAAGGGCCAGACTATAAAATAGTAAAAGGTAAAAAAGTTCCAACTCGAAAGCTGTTGTCGTTAAGACAATGGGGAGCATCCTCATCTGAAGACGCTCGTA